GCGACCAGCTCGATCGACGTGCCGTACACCTTGACGCGCAGGGCGCCGGCGCCGCCGTCCTCGACGCCGGAAACCGCCGCGGTCTTCAGTTGCTGGACGCGGATCGCGCCCATGCAGCCGTCGCCTTACAACCCTCAGTGTGGGGCCCCGGGAAGGGCCTTTGTGTCGCCCGATCCTATCACGCCGCCTGCACATACCAAGCCCGCACCAGGTCGCCGGTGAAGGGGGCGGTGAGGAACGTCACGGTCGCCCCGGCGATCGTGTAGTCCGTCGTCGCGTGCTGCAGGACCCCGTTCAGGAACAGCTGCAGCGACCCGGTCTTGGGCGTGTGGGCCAGCGTGTACGTGACGTTCGCGCCGTCGACCAGGCCGGCCGGGGTCTCGCCGGCGACGTGGCCGTGGATCTGCCCGGAGGCCAGCAGCCGCTGCAGGGCCCGCCGCTGCCGGCTGTCCGTGTTCGCATTGGTGTCGACGGCCATGGCTTACCTCGAAGGGCCGCCGTACTCGGCCAGTGCCCCCAGCCGCTCCATCACCCACGCCTCGGATCCCGCCAGCTTCACGTAGAACGCCGCGCCCCTCGCCCTCGTCAGCAGCCGCGCCTGCTTGCCGGTGCCGGTGATCGACCAGGTCGTCAGGGCGGTCGGCGCCGAGTCGTAGTACGCGTCCTCGGGGCTGGCGCCGACGTGCAGCGTGCCGGTGACCGCGCCGCTCCCGGAGTAGAGCCAGGCCTGGAAGCTGTGCAGCATCGCGTCGGCGAACTGCCCGAAGGGGTTCACGGGCCCGATGAAGACGTAGCTGTCGATCGCCACGCCGTCGTCGGTGGAGGCCGCGACGTCGAGCTTCCGCAGGTAGCCGTCGGTCCCGCCGAGGATGGTGTACCGGTCGAGCGCGCCGTCGCCGTCGAAGGTGGCCACGGTGGTCGGGCCGTAGAGCGCGGGGAAGGTCGCCGGAAAGAAGCCCTTGGTCCGCGCGTCGTACCAGTAGGCGGTGCAGTCGTCGCCGGCGTCGATCGGCACCAGGAAGATCCAGCAGCCGTGGTTGGACGCGTCCCACGCGCACGCGATGTACGTGGTGCTCCGGTCGATCGCGCGGAAGGCCTCGTTGAGCGAGCCGGCGGTGAGGTTCTCGGGCACGCCGCCGGGGCTCATCCGGTAGAAGCCGGTCGTCCCCATGAAGTAGATCGTCCCGGCCGGGTCGGTGGTCCAGGCGTCCCGCCCCATCATGCCGATCGCCTCGCTGGCGGTGGTGACCGCGCCGTCGGCCGCGGGGTCGCCGGCCAGGGCGTAGATCGAGTGGTCGCAGCCGAAGAGCAGGACGTCGTCCTTGTAGGGGATCAGCGCGTAGATCGGCTGGCCGATGCCGCCGGCGTTGGAGAGGTTGAGCGCGACCGCCGAGCCGACGTCGTCCTGGCCGTACTGCCAGTCGGAGGGGTCGTCGGGCCGCGACATGAACGCGTTCTGTTCCTCGCCGGCGACGCCGAAGTACACCAGGCGGCCGCGCCAGGTGACCACCCCCGAGGGCTTGGACGGCAGCGCGCCCACCGAAGCAACTTGCGTCGTGAGCAGGCGGGTGTTCAGGTCGAGCTGCTGCGCGGCGTGGATCCCGTCGGCGATGTAGACGACGCCGGCGAGCACGGCCATCGAGACCCGGCGCGCCGGCGAGACCGCCGCGGCGCCCACCAGGTCGAACGGCGCCCCGCCGCCCTCCTGGCTGAGGTACACGTTCCCGCCGGCGGCGACCGCCAGGTACAGGTTCCGCGCGTTCTCGTTGACCACGCCCTCGTAGACCAGGAAGTCCGACAGGTGCATGTAGCCGTGGTAGTTCCCGGCCACGCCGGCGAAGTCGCCGCTGCTGTTCTCGCCCAGGCCGAAGCCGTAGTACCCGGTGTTGGTGCCGGCGCTCGTCGCGGAGATCTGCCCCCAGGTGACCGTCGGGTAGGTCGCGTAGCTGGCCAGGACCGAGTCGTACGGGGTGACCTGCACCTTGGCGGTGAACTGGTCGCCGTCGATCGTCAGCGTGAGGGTGACGCGCGCCTTCACGGGGATCGACGTCGGGAAGGCGAAGGTCCGCAGCACGGTCGGGGCGGTGCCCTTGCAGAGGGAGATGCCCGCGCGCGTGCACTTCGCGAAGACCACGTTGGCGGCCGAGGCGTAGGTGTTGTCAACCCGCGAGTAGAGGTTGAAGACGAAGTCCTGGACGTCGTCGCTGTAGAACTTCATCGAGACGGCGCGCGTGTCCCCGGCGAACTGCGTCTTGTGGATGCAGCTGGCGACGTCGCCCGGGGTGGCCAGGCTCTCGTAGGCGGTGGCCAGCGGGAGGGCGGCCGCGGAGTCCTTGCGGTAGGCGAAGCTGGCGGCGTCGACGGCGGCGCCGATGCCGGTGGCGTTGGTGCCGCCGGCGGTCCGGCTCACGCGCCACGTCGCCGAGGCGACGGCGTTCACGGTGCTGACGAGCGCCGCGCCGGGGCTGTGGTCGACGGTGTCGCCGTTGTAGGTGATGCCGGTGACGACCACGCGCCGCGCCGGCAGCACGGCCTGCACCACGCCCTGGACGAAGTCGCCGCCGCCGAGCTGGGTGGAGTCGACCTTCGTGAGGCCGGGCCGGCGGCCGCCCCGCGCGCGCCGCTCCCCGGGGTCGAAGGGCCACACGTTCATCAGGTCGCGCGACGTCAGCCGCGGCTGGGCGCCCGCGGGGAAGTTGCTGTCGAGACCCTTGAGGGGGAAGTCGAACGCGACCGGCTTGGCTCCTGCCGCCATTTCAATCCTCCACCATCAGGATCGACGTGTGCGGCGCCAGGGTCATCTCCGCGCCGGCCGGGCCGTAGTCGTCCACCTGGCTGCCGAGGCACCCGATCACGCCGCCGCTGGTCGTGTTGCTGAAGGTGTCGGCCGCGATGTAGTCCCGGATCTGGCGGCTGAACAGCTCCCAATCGTGCCCGGCCTGCTGGACGGTGTCCGAGACCGCGATGGCCCGGACCAGGCGACGCAGCACCGAGTAGAAGCCGTAGGGCACGGCGGGGACGTCGGTGTCGCCGCTCAGCTCCGGCGGCAGGGAGTTGTAGACCAGCACGACGGCGTCGCTCAGCGACTCCGAGGGCGTGGGCCCCAGCTCCAGCCGCTGCACGGGCACGTCCGCCGCGGTGGCCTGGCTGGCGGCCGCGATGGCGTACAGGAACGAGCTGGCCGCGGGCAGGGTCGGGAACGTGCGGGCGAGGGCGACGCGGTCCAGGTCGGCCTTCTGGAAGCCGGTCCCGGCCAGGCTGTCGGCGCCGTAGAGGTTCACCAGCTCGCCGAAGTCGGCGGGCAGGTCGACGTACTCCTGGTCGGCGACCAGGTCGAGCGTCGTGATTTTCTTCCGCCAGCTCCAGCGGTGCAGCGTCCAGAGGTACTCCAGCGCGTCGTTCACCCCGCGCGCGCTGGAGATCCGCGAGTCGGGCGTGCCGCTGATGGCGTGCTCGTATTCGGCCTTGAGCTGTGCGAACGTCAGTTTGTAAGCCACCGGATCCTCCCAAAAGCTCGAGCGAGACCCTTACCGGGGCCCGCGACGCCCACCGCGCCGCGGGCCCGTGGGTGGGTTCAGGCGTTGGGCAGGGCCTGGACGTACTCGTAGACGATCCGCACGCGGACCGAGCCGCTGGTGCCGGTGCCGGCGGCGGCGCCGTTGGTGTCGACGGCGGTGACGAGCGGGGCCGCCGAGGCGGCCTGGAAGCCCGTGGCGACCGCGGGGCGGTTCACGTTCTTCGTGTTCTTCGTCACGGTGGCGGACGAGAGCAGGAAGGCGTCGGGGTCGCTGGCGGTGCCGACGCCGAGCTTGACCGCGGTGGAGAGGACCACCGCGACGTCGTAGTTCGTGTCCACCTGGATGACGGTGGAGTTGGCGGGCAGGGCCTGGGTCAGGGCCTTGGAGGCGTCGGCGGCGAAGGTGACGACCTCTTCGATCACGGCGCGACGCAGCTCCTTGCCCCCGGGCAGGGGCTGGCGGCTGATGACGTTTTCGTTCTTAGCCAGGCCGCCGACCGAGGGGATCGCGGCGGCGAGGCCGAACAGCGAGAGCATTTGGCGCTTGTTCACGGGGCTCCGGGGTTCAGGGTTCAGGGTTCAAAGATGAAGGGGCGGCGGCGGCGTTGCCGCGCGCCGCCCCTCCGAGCGATGGAGACTGGATCCGCCAGCGTTTAGCTGACGGCGGCGTTGATCACCTTGTTGAAGGTGATGCCGTCGAAGAACACGTCGGTCAGGACCGCCGAGTTGGCGGCCTGCGCGTCGCGGGCGACGCCCACGCCCACGTCGATCGAGCCGACGGCGGCCGAGGCCTTCTGCAGGTAGTTCTGCGCGTTGACCGCCTTGAGGCGGTCGCCGGCGGCGACGTCGGTGGTGCCTTCGACCAGGACCTTGGCCGGGCCGAAGATCACGCCCTGGCCCTCTTCGTCGTCGGGAGTCGCGGCCTCAGCCACGACCAGGATGCCGGCCGCGAGGTGCGCGGTCGCGACGGCGACCAGGTTGTACGCGCCGGCGCGCGCCGTGGTGGACTCGGTCGCGCCCTTGGTCAGGTCGAGCGCGTAAACGCCACCCTTCACCAGCGCCGCGCCGGTCCGGTTGATGAAACCGACCTTCGAGGCCTGGAGGGTGTCGCCGTTGAACTGGATTGCTCCGGGGATCATGTTGCACTTCCTTGTGCTGGGGTTTGCTGCTGGGGGGCTTCGTGCCCCCGGGCCGGCCGGCGGTCGTTACGGACCCGCCGGCGGCCGCGGTGGAGGCGTCCAGCCGCGCGCTACGGCGCGGCGTGGGCAGGCTGCGTTTAGGCCGTGGTCTGGATGAGCCCCTGGCGCCGGCGGCTCCGGCAGAAGAGGTTCATGTAGGTGTTTTTGTAGACCGCCCAGCTGAAGGGCTGGTTGATGCTGCCGCGGATCGGCCCGACCTCTTCCATGAAGGTGTCGGAGTGGTAGACCGGGAAGAGCATCTCCAGGTTCAGCCAGTAGAACGGGGGCACGCCGGCCGTGGTGGTCTCTTCGAGGCGGTCGAAGTCCTCCAGGTCGATCGAGTTGAAGGTCGGGTCGTCCCCGTACCCCGCGTCGTTCGCCTTGCGCAGCCGGTCGTTGCTGTTCCGGTTGAGCGCGAGGTAGCCGTTGATGCCCTCGGGCGTGGTCGCGATCACGAACTTCGAGAAGTCCGTGCCGGGGCTCCCTACCTTGGAATTGAAGCCCTTGATCCGCTTCCAGCGGAGCTTGCGCCACATCTGGTCGAACGCCACGTACATGGCGTCGTTGGTCGCGCGGCCGGCCCAGCTGAAGGCGCCGGTCTGGTTGCGGTACTTCGTCTCGGTCGAGGGGTTCACGCCGCTGATGGTCGTGAAGCCGGCGGGGGCCAGGCCGTCGGACGTGATGAACGTCGGGATCGAGTACGGCAGCTTGCCGTCGGCGGCCTCCATGTCGGAGTTGCTCGGGGTGTCCCAGAGCGCCTCTTCCATCGAGTCCCAGATGTTCAGGTCGCACGCCTGCTCCCAGCTGGTCTTGAGCCGGGTGTAGACGTCGGCGGCGTTGCCGCCGCTGGCCTGCAGCTTCACCTGCTGCTCGGACCAGCCGTAGTTGCCCTGGTGGAAGCGCCAGGGGCTCTCGATCTGCGTGAGCGTGTCGACGCCGCGCGGCTGGAGGTTTTCGTTGGGCCGGTAGAAGCCGGCGTTGTTCATCTTCTTGGTCTGGATCTGGTCGATGATCTTCGACCCGCCCTGGACCACTTCGTCCTCGCCCCGGCCCTTCAACATGCGCGCGACCAGGTAGGTCTTGCGCGCGCACTCGTTGAGGATCTCGGTCGTCGGGGTGATCTTGTGGGCCTTGGTCGCCAGGACGAAATCGGCGAACGAAGGCAGCGGCGTTCCGTCTGCGGACATGGGTCAGCTCCTGATGGTGATCAGGCGCCGTCGATCGAGTTCCTCGCCTCGTTGGGCGTCAGTCCGTTCTGCAGGGCCGAGAAGATCGCCTTCGCGCGGGACTTGGGGTCCAGCGCGCGGGGCTCGGCGCGGCGGCTGTCGCCGCGTTCTGCGGATCCGGTCAGTGACGCACGTCGTGAGGCGAGAAGTCGGGCTTGGGCGGCCTGGTGTACGTTGGGTCGGAAGAGACTCGCCGCGGCGTCCTTGACCGCCTCCGTGAAGGGGTAGGTCTTGGGGTCGCCGGCGGCACGGTGCAGGATCAGCGCCTTCGCCTTGAGGGCCTCGCTGTTCTTGGCGTACTCGGGGTGGTCGGGCTTGAGCCCGTCCATGCCCGGCGCCTTGTTCAGCTCACCGACCGCACTCTCGAAGTGCCGGCCGATGTGGTCCTCCAGGAGGAAGCTCAGCACGCCCGACAGGGCTTGCTGCTGACCCTGAAAATGGTCCACGACACGCCCGATCGAGCGCGTGTGGGTCTCTGCCAGCTCATCGCCACCGAGCAGCCGCAGGGTTTCGAGGTCCTTCTCGTCAACGAAGCTGGAGACGTCGGACGTCGGCGCGGGGGCGGCCTTGGCCTTGCCCTGTTGCTTCGGCGGCGGGGGCGTTTCGCCCTCGTCGTCCGTCGCTGCGTCGTCGCCCTCGGCCGCGAGCTGCTCGGCGGTCAGGGTTGCCTCGTCCTCGGAGTCGGACGGGGAATCGCTGTCGGCTTGGGCGGCGGCATCCGTGCCGCCGGCCTTGCCCTTCTTGGCCTGCTGGAAGGTCCGGTCCGCCTCGGCCTGGCTGTTCCGCAGGTTCGTCAACAGACGGGTCTGCGTGGTCGCCGGGAGGGCCGCGAACGTCTCGGAGTCGATCTTCCCGCGCTTCAGGACGTTGATGTCCTTGCCGGTCAGCGAGTCCGGCCACGCGTTGCGCGTGTCGCCGGGTTTCTCGCCCTGTGGCAGGGCGTCCTTCGTCGCGGGCTGAGCGGCGCCCTTTCCTTGGGCGGTAACGGCGGGCTTCGTGCCCTTGGCGCGGTCCCGGATCTCGGCGTTGATCGCCTCCGGCTTCTCACCCTTGGTCAGGCGGTCGAACGCTTCCCGTGCAGCCGACGCCGGCGGGGCTGTGTTGCCGGCAGCTGCAGCGCTCGATTTACCCGTCTCAGGGGGAGAGGCCGGGGGCGTGGTCGTCCCGGTCGATCCCGACACTGCGTCCAGGGCGCCGACGGCGCCGTCCAGAGCCTCCATGCTCTTTCGCTCTCTTCCTTGCCTCAGCGGGTTACCATCCCTGGTCCGCGGCGGCGTGCAGGTTTGAGGGGCTCACTCGCGGTGGACGCGCGTCCCGTAGAACGCCGTCGCGCGGGCGGCCGCCTCTCGTTCACTGGCCTTGTTGAGAACCACCGGGTGGCCGGCCTTGTCGACCGTCGAGATCCCCAGCGCCTCGGCCGAGTGCGACCGTGACACGTAGGGGTACTTGAGATCGGCGGCCTGCTTTTCCCGGTTCACACCGGGCAAAGCGACGACGCGGGCGAGAGTGTTCCGACCCCCACACGCAGGACACGGTCGAAGCTCCCCGAGCTGGGGCGCGTTCCGCATCGT